GTGCTGGTACTGGATTTAATATAAAGGTAGCATCTTCTACCGGCGGTACATATGAGAATGTTGCATATCAGGTTAATGCTACTAAGATATATGTAGGAGGCCAAGAATCTTTATTAGATGAATCAACCGCAACATTTACTCCTAGTGGAGATAGTCATAAATTAACACTGGAAGTTCATGCGGCAGCTCCATTTGATAAAAGAGTTATTGGTGGTAGGGTATATGCTAGGAAAGATGGCACAGACGATCCTTGGGCTTTGCTTTTGGATATTAATTTAAGAGATGGCGTTAGAGCTGAGATGGGTGCTGTATACAGTCCTTGGGTTATAGATAGCGGAGACGATGTTAAGGTTACCGGTATAATCTCACTTTCCCTCAATCTAGAAACATATGAAATATTAAATGGTTTTAGGCCTGACGAAAAGAAGATAACTATATCAGGTAATGGAGAAGGATATAAGACAGCCGTTATAGCCAATAGAAGGTGTTATGTTGCCAATGTTAAAACATTCAATGAAGATGGCATAGCTATGCGAATGAGAGATAGGATTATGTATACACCTATCGGGAAATTTGATACCTTTCCAACAAGTTTCTTCATTGATGTGGTCAAAGGTGATGCTGAGGAATTTATCAAGCTGGAAGAGTTTTCAGATCGACTGTTAGCTTTTAAGAATAGAAAGTTATATATTATAAATATAGCATCACCATCTCCTGCAAACTGGTATGTAGAGAATATTAAAGACTTCGCAGGGATATTGCATCCATACGCATCTGTAAAGACAGAATTTGGGATATGTTGGATTAATGATTTTGGACTCTATATGTATGATGGTCAGAATATAACAAATCTTTTATTCAATAAGATTAAAGAATCAGACTGGCAATCATTTGTAACTGAAGATAGTTTAATAGGATATAATCCGAGAAGATACTATTTGGTTGTATTGAAAGATGCCTTCGCCAACCTTGGCGATGTATATGTTTACGATTTTAGAGTTCAGTCTTTTGTTAGCGGTAAGTCTGCCTTTGATGATGATTACAATAGAAGCAATATGGTTGTAGATTGGAATGGAAATATGACAACCGTATATCAGACAAAATATTTTGGCGATCTAGAGTGGGCTACATCAGCCGATTGGGATGGTGCAAACAATACCTGGAATGCTACCACAGATGGTTATAATATAAAAGAATGGTCTGATACGATGAGATCCATAGGTGAAGATGAATTTAAATTCACAACTAGAGATATAGATTTTGGAGACCCTGGCAGGAAGAAGAAGGTTTATGGTTTGACTTTAACCTACAAAAGTGATACCAATCAAACTCAACCAATCTATTATGCTACTGATGGTAGCACCAGTTTTTCAAGTCAGCTAACAGGTAATTTTGCATCAGGATCAGGATGGCAGAAGTTAAGAGCTACGGTTAGTACGCCTATAGAATGTCAGAGCATTAGATTTAAGGTAACCAACCCTTCGACTGCTACAGGCGTTACAGATGGCATACAAATAAATGATTTGTCTGTTGAATACAGACCTATATACAAAAGAGTTAGCTAGTGGAGAACATAGAAAGAAAATTAAGAAATGTTTCGCAGTCACCGATTGCTATTTCTGATAAGCCGCCTTCGTTAGGTGAGATGGCTGATGGAGATAGAATGTATTCTAGGATTCCTGGGAAGAATCTTAGATTATATATCAGGCTAGGTGCGAAACTTTATTATTCAGATTTTATTCCCATTGAAGAAAGTACTAATACTTGGGATAGTTTAAGTTAAAGGAGATTAATTATGGCCTATGAAAGAGAATTAACAGGATTAAAAGGAGCCGCAGGATTGGCTGGTGCTACTGGTCGGTCTCTTTTAAATATAGCACAACGCTCCGACCTTGAAAAGATTCTTGGAAGAAGCTTGGAACAGGAAGAATTTGCCGAGGAAGGCTATGAACAGATTGGCAGGCAAGAAACAAGAATGGGTGATTATAGAACTAAGGCTGGCGGTATTGGTGCTATCATAGGATGGATTCTTGGTAAAGGAGACCCTAGGGCTGCTAAATGGGGATACGATGCTGGAGCTTATGTTGGTGAAAGAGCAGGCCAAGCAGGTAAAGCAACATTAGATTGGTCGGAGATAGCGCCTGGTGGCAAGCCATTTGTTAAATGGTCTGGAGAAAAAACTCCTCAAATGCCAGAATCATTAGGTGAGGTTCCTGTAAGGTTTCATAAATCCAAAGCCGCAATTCTAGGTAAGCAAAGAACCGATTTCAATAAATTTATGAATAGGCATCAAGTTGATCTTACAACCCAAAGAGGTAGAAATACGATGAATAGATTTTTAGACACCATGCAATTTATGGTTGCTAGCAATCCGCAAAGCAGTGATATGTTAAAGAATTGGATGAAAACAGGTGAAGGCTGGTGGGGAGAACCAGGGCCAAGTGGCGGTAAGTTTACCGATATATTTGGTTTTGAATCTATGTTTGATAAGGCAAGTCAAAAACCATCTACTCCGATTGACTACGGATCATGGATTGGGCCAAGTGGGCCTGCTTAAAATAAATAATGGCTGAAACAACCACAAACAATAGTATCTTAGGCGATATATATAAGGGCTCCACAGAAGGGAGTACTATTACATTTCCTACCGCTGATTATACTCAATCTGATACAGGATATGGCTGGGCTGATCATATTAGACAGCAAAAAGAAACTTGTAACGCAAAGCAAGGATGTGAATGGGATAGCGAGAATGAAAGGTGTAATTGCTATAGCGACCTAACGACTGGTGAAGGTGCTCCTAGTCCTTGTGATACTGCTAGTTGTCCTGAAGGATATACTTGTAAAGAAAATGCTAATAGCCCTGCAGGCTATGATTGTATATCTGATGCAGAATATGCGGATACACTTGAGGGATATTTAGATACAGTTGATCTTGGTGGGTTTTGTCAGGGTGCTACGAGTGATATTACAGATAGAGGAGAGGCAGGTTGTAAGAGTGCCGGTGGTACATGGGTAGACTATGAAAGTTTCTTTGGCGCAGATTATTATAAAAAGATATCTGAAACATTTGGGTTTGGTGAAGATGGCGATGATTATTCTGAGTTCTTTCCAGGATTCCCAGTAGAGAAATTTGAAGAAGTTTTAGGTAAGCTTCCTGAATACGAAGGGGAGCAACAAGCATTAATTAATCGTGCATTTGGTGCGGCCACCAACGAAAGAAAGAGACAGCAAGCCTTAATAGAGCAGGCGTTTGAAGATGGTTTAATTGGTGTAGACGAAAGAGATGAATTATTAAAAGGAGCTTTCGCCTTACAGTCTGTTGCTTACGAGCAGAAGATTGGTACAGAGCGATATAAAGCTAGAATAGCTCAAGCCTACGATGAAGGTATAATATCTGTTGAAGAGAAGAATCAACTTCTCTCTTCTGTGGGTGATTTCGAAGGTAATCTACAGGCAGATATGAATAGGAAGCTGGATGTTGAGCTAGAAAAAAAGAAACAAAGTTTAGGTGGTATTCAAAGGCAATTCCAAACTAGTGTATCTCAATTAAGAGGTTCGCTTATGGGTGCTTTGCCTGGCATTGACGAGGCACTTGGTACTCAGTTCGCTGGTAGCGGCTATGCAAAGACTGCGGAGCAAAGGGTATATGAACAGTCTCAGGATGCCTTTTCTAATATAATTGCCAATACATATATTCCAGAATTTGAGGATATAAAGAGTAGATATAATTTAACTACCGGACAAATTAAAGAAGAGACTAAGGAGGCTATGGAACAAGCCTACCTTAAATTTGCCGGCGATGAGTTGGCCACAGACGAGGCAGAGCAGTCACTAAGGGAACGAGATAGGGATATTAAATTTAGGAAACAACAGTTAGAAGCTGGTCTACTTACAGATGCTGAAAGAGATCAATTAGCTAGAGACGAGGCCGCTTTAAATCTTAGAGATGAGATGGATAAAAGAATCTCTGAGGTTGATAGCATTCTATATGATTGGTTGGGTCAGACATTAAGACAGGCTGGACTTACTGCTGAGGGCATAGAAGAACCTGAAGCTTGTCCAGAAGGTCAGAAAGAATGCTCTGATAGTAGCTGTGTTGATGAAGATGAGGATTGCCCTCCAGAGACAGATGTTGTTGTAGAAGGAAGAACTACAGATTCATGTAATAACCAATGTCAGCAGGTTGTGGACAATAGATCACAATGGGAAACAAAAGGATATACAAGCATAGATGAGTGCGTTAAGGGATGTGCTGGTGGTGATGATGGATTTGTTACATATTATTCTTGTGTAGATAAAGAATGTGTTGCAGATGCGGCAGGTGAATATACCAGCGATGATTGTGATGGTAAATGTGACGAAAGAAAAGCTTTTTCATGTCAAAATGGGGCTTGTACACCAGACCCAGAAGGTAATTTCGAGACTGAACAGGCGTGTATAGATTCAGGTTGTACTGCTCAGCCATATGATTGTCAAGAGGTTAATGGTGAACTTACTTGTGTTGAGCATTTTACTGACGATGCGGCTGATTATGAAAGTCTCGCAGATTGTGAAGCCGGTTGTGGAGCTGTCGGATGTACAAATAACACAGATTGTGACGATAATGAGGAATGTGTAGAAGGTAAATGCGTAGCAAAAGAAGAAGATAAGTGTGCTGATTGGTGTAGTCAAAAACCTTCAGACCCTAACGATAAGTCAGCACATTATTCATGGATGAAAACCAAACCACTTGGATGTAATGCTACAGATTGCGGGCCTCCAAAAAAAGAAACTTGTGAAGAGCGATGCGGGCCTATGCCAACCATAGAAGGGGTTTGTGAAGAAATGCAAGGCTCGGCTAACTGCGGGAAGG